TGGCGAAAGCCCCTCGAATATTTCAATCGCCGCGCAGCCCACCAAATCATTCCGCTACCCAGTAATAAGCTGGGTTGCCGCCGGCGCCTGGACGGAAGCAGTGGAGCCCTACCCGGCCGGATTCTCGGACAGCTACGAGTTCTCGGAGTACGACTCCAAGGGCACAGCGTTTTGGCTGAAGGTGAAAGGTGACTCAATGACGGCGCCCGCCGGCCAGAGCATCACCGAGGGCACGCTGATTCTGGTGGACACCGAGGCTGAGGTCGCACCAGGTAAGCTGGTGGTGGCCAAGCTGCCAGACAGCAATGAAGCCACATTCAAGAAGCTAGTCAGCGACGGCGGCAGGCTGTTCCTGAAGCCGCTGAATCCGAGCTACCCAATTGAGGCGGTTGACGAGAATTGCCGGATCGTTGGCGTGGTTGTGCAGGCGCTGCAGAAGTTTTACTGATGCCATCCGCCCTTGGAAAACCTTCTACCTCATGGCGAGAGCAGTCCTTCTGGAGCAAGGTTGGGGTCATTGCTTGGCTGGCGCTGCTTATGATGATCCCCGGCTACTCCGACGCAGCTGGTCTTAGCTGGAGCTCATCCGGCCGCAAGCGGGTCTTCAGCCCTGGCTTCGTTGTGCTCTGCGTTTTCGTGGCTGTGTTTGAACTGATAGCGCTGAATCACTTCTATGGCGCGCGTTTTTAAGGCGACTGTGGTGGGACAGGATCACTGAAGTAAATCCGAAAGGCCTGCGCGCTCATCGACCAGCCATTGCATGTTAATTTTTTTAACCTACAATGTAGGAAGAAAAAATTAACATCAGGTGAAAATATGTCCAATCATGCTCTCGGTATTATCGACCAGCCATACGATATTAAGCGCAGCCTTGACGCCCTGGGTCTCACCTCTGACCAGATCATCAAAATTGGTATGGCAGCAGCGAGCGCTCGATCCGAATACCTAGAAGGGGTTGACCCAGTCAACTTCCCTGGTACTCAAGCTTATCAGGCCGGGATTCGGCACCTCCGCCTAGAGACACTTCCTAGCGGTTGGAGAACTGGCAACTTCAGAAATATCGAGATTGTAGTTAATGACGACCTTGGGATCATGCTGGGTTTTCAAAACGTAGATCACGCTTGCAAGGATATCGAGCCGCAAGCGATTTCACCTAAAGGAGAGGCTACACGTGATTTAGTAGCAGCCCCTCATGCGCAAAGTCTCTTCCCTAGGGCTGATGTTGTGGACAGTCGTCCGGGTGGTAGCTTTCCGGTGGTATGGTTCATTTGCGTATCGGCTAACGCAAAACGATTGGAGGTTGAGGTATCCAGGCCAAAACCATTCACAGAAGATCACTTCGTAGGTTTCTTTGACCGAATTTTTGTTGCTGATAAAGATATCGACCTGCTGGAATTCGCGACTGCTCCCGCGGCGGAAGACATTGTCGATGAGCCAGAAATTCTGATTTCGAAAAAATAAAGATGGCGAATCTCAATCTTTCACGGCTCGACTTCGCTAGAAAGCGCAGGCAGCTTACGCAAAAAAAACTCGCAGAGCTGTCTGGAGTTACTCAAGTCACACTCTCTAGGATAGCAAAAGGGGTTACCATTGAACCCTCAACAGAAACAGTAGCCGCAATAGCGAAGGCTTTAAAGTATCCAGTTGAGTTCTTTTATCTTGACGATGTAGATGAGCTACATAGCAAGCAGGTAAGTTTTCGTAGTCTAAAATCAATGACTGCCAAACAAACAGATGCGGCATTAGCCAGCGGTGCGCTTGGGTATCTATTCAACGACTGGGTTGCAAGTAAATTTAATCTTCCCACACAAGACCTACTCGATCTAAGAGATGAAGATCCAGTTTCAGCTGCAGCATCAATTAGGCGTCATTGGGGCCTTGGGTTCCGTCCTATACCAAACTTGATCAAGCTTCTCGAATCTAAAGGTGTTCGGATCTTCACTTTGTCGGAAGGTCGTGACGTTGACGCATTCTCATTTTGGAGAGATGGCACTCCATTTATTTTTTTGAATACCATAAAGTCGTCAGAACGCAGCCGGTTCGACGCCGCTCATGAGCTGGGCCATTTGCTAATGCATGCGCATGGTTATACTGAAGGCTCTGATGTTGAGCGAGATGCGGACGCATTTGCGTCGAACCTGTTGATACCCAGGGAAGATTTGATTGCAAATCTTCCCTCAGTAAGATCCATTTCACAAATTATCGCCAGCAAGAAAAGATGGGGAGTTTCTGTACCTGCTTTGGCTCGGAGCCTTAGGGATGTAAATATTTTATCTGATTGGCATTACAGAGAGATCTGCAAGCAGATTGCAATAGCTGGCTATAGAACAAAGGAACCCCAATCTATGGATAGGGAATTCTCTGTGCTTTGGCGAAAAGTGCTTGAAGAGCTTTGGAAGGATCGCTATACGAAGGAGTCGATTGCCGATCAACTTAACCTTCCTCTCGATGAGATGGACTCTCTTCTACAAGGGGTGCTAGGAGAGCAACCCGAGCCGAACCGTCCGATAACGCCTCCTCGTCTCAGGGTTGTCTGATAAAGCCCGGAATAGGTTAAGCCCGGCCCAGCGCCGGGCCTCTTGTTTCTGGCAAGCCCCTTGCTTTGCTATGGTGGCGCCCTCTGATCGCAATGGAAGCATCGAAGAATGGACACATGGAAGATTGTAGCTGCAACCCTTATGGTATCGATCAATGCTCATGCTTCAGAGGGGTCCGATGACTCCTACAATAACTCGATGCTGTCAGTGCTAATGGCTCCAACCTACACCGTTGCGGGAACTACCGGACTTACCATGCTGGCCTCAAATAACTTCAAGCCTGCAAAGGCTGACGCCCTTGCGTTCATCGGCTCAAAAGGCGAGATTCGCGGCGCACAATTTGAACAGGCAGTACGCTTCTATCACACGACCTACGCACCACCGCTGATGACTGACCATCAACTCGCCTTAGCAATCGCGACTACGTATTGATACAGACCTTTAACCTATCCTCAGCGTCGTGATTCTTGCCGCCGGCGTAACCGCCAAATTCATCATCCGGGTCAGCCACCAATGCCTTCCATCGTCTATGCCAATGAGTTCGACATCTGCGTATCAATGTCCGATTTAGTTTCATGGGTAGGGGACGAGCACTCACCCAATGCGGATTTAGAAGCCGCTTTGATCGCCTCTGGAATCGAGCTAGACATTGCAAAACTGTACGACCACTACTTCGAAGACACACCTATTGGTGCTGGTGACGTTCATGTCTATTCGTCTGCCGTAAGCGACAGCCTGCTGGTCATAGACCTGTACCGAGATCTGACCGACCAGCTTGATTTAATTACCGTCTCGCTGAGAATTGACAAGACCCAGCTCAATTTTTCGATACCACTCCTCAGACAATTTTTTGATACCGCTGATTGCCAGGTACTTTTTAGTCAATCTACCCACTCAAAGCGATTGCGCTCACTGATAGATGAGAGCAGGTACCCGTTACTGATCAACGAGAGCGGATACCGGCAACAGATAATTCTCCATAAATGAAGTGCGCTAATTACGGGCACTGCCTTCACACCCCTTTCACAATCGAGCGCTTATGGTGATTCCAGCTCCTAGTGAATATCCCTTTAAGCCCGCAGCTCCCCATCGCGGGCTTTTCTTTGCCTGCGATTTGGAGGGCCGACACTCGCCCTCCCCGACTTACCCGACGACGGCTATACACGCCCACCTTCAAAATGACACGATAACGTCTCGCCTTCGTAAGTAGGAATACAGGATGTTCAGTCACGTAACCGTTGGGACAAACGATCTTGATAAGGCATCTACCTTCTATGACGCGGTGCTGATCCCTCTGGGGCTCTGTCGCAGGCCTGTAACGCCTGATGGCGGACCACCTTCGGCATGCTGGATTAAGCCAGATAGCGTTCTCCCTCGTTTTTATGTGTACAGCCCCTATGACCGTAATGAAGCCGGAGCAGGGAATGGCAGCATGGTGGCTTTCACCGCACCATCTCCTAATGCGGTAGACAGCGCCTATGCAGCTGGGCTTCTTGCGGGCGGATCTGATGAAGGTGAACCTGACCAACGTCCCCACTATGGTGACGGTTACTACGGTGCGTACCTACGTGATCCAGATGGCAACAAGGTACATATCGCTCATCGTGGAGATTTGGACTTGGCGGGGTAGCCGCCGCTCACCGTATTCATTTAAAGCCCGCCCAGCGCGGGCTTTTTCATGCCTACCAGAATGCACTCACCATAAAACATGCATTTATGCATGAAACTTCCTATCGCCCTCTTGCCAAGATATGTCAGTGTCAATACTGTGCATACATACAGTATTCGCAAGGAGCGACGCATGATCCAAGCACCCTACCCCACACCGAAACCGAGAAATTCCTACGAGCTTGTAGGCCATCGCCTGCAACGCATAATTGCCTCCCCCAGAGTGCAGAGGATTCAGTTGGTCGAGGTTTCCAGGCGAGACGATGAAAGCCCTGAAGCCTGGCGCCAGGTCATCCAAGACATCGGCGACACCGCGGGCATAAGGGTCGAGCACCTGGAAGACGGCGCCGTCCGGATCGGCTGGCGTGAGTACTGCGATTCCTAAATGAGCTCGCCGATAGGCGGGCTCCCTGCCCCCTCCGTCCCAATCGCCCTATAAAAACCACACAGCGTGATTCAATCATTAAAAATACAAACACGTTGCGTGTTGACACAACAAACACACTCTGTGATTATCGCCTCAAGCCAGCAATGAACGATGCCGGCCAGCAGCTAAACCTGCACCGCTCTTTAGCGACACACCTTGCCGGATCACCACCGGCCCAGATTCAAAGGCAGCGATGAACCGGCCTAAACGGTTCAGAGGGTTGGCAACTGACCCGGGCGCGCAGCGTAAAGCGCCAAGAACAGTTATCCAGCGGGAGAACAAGCCGAAAGGCCCGCGGCTGGAAGAACATTTGATTCAAGCCGGTGACCGACGCCAGTAGCGGGTCACGGCCAGATCCAAAGATTTGAATTAGCGATCCCGATAGCCTCGGCTGGGACCGCCGGACCTCATGCACCCTGCCCCACTCAATCAGGGCACTCTGAGCTGTAGCGTGCATGTTGTAAGGACCTGTGATCCACGGCGAACAGATGCTGTTTGACGCTGTGAGTAGGAAGCTCGAAGCCCGCACCCATGACGAACCGCCGACCTGCAATCAGCAGCGGGATACGCGGCGCCGCCCTAGCGCAGAGGGAGCCACCGCTGACGCAACAAGCCCAAGCCGTCGCCAGTAGCGGGCCTGGGTTCCCTTACCCACCTCTATTACGTCAGCACTCCTCCCCCGCGCCCATCGGCAACCAGCGGGAGGCATGAGTGTTGACGAATACAGGTGAACAACCCGCCACCTTGGAGGCGACCATGAACGCAGCATTGAAGATTTGTCAGGAGCGTTACGACGCTCAGTTGCCTCCAGAGGTCAGCGAGAGCGATGAGGTGACTGACTGGCTTGAGCATTCGGCGGAGCGCCTGGTGTGCGGCGTCGACATCAAGTGGAAGCGCCGCTACGGCCAGCCGCAGGTTGTGACGTTCGACCGGTTCTGCACTGTCCTGCAAGGCCACCTGAATCAGCGCCAGATCGACGGCCTGGACCAGCGTGATTCGTTTGCCCGACTGCTGCTGTCGGCAATGCTCGGCAGCCAGAGCGATACTCGGGCCCACGCCGCCGACCTGCTTGGCCAGCAGCGCCCGATTGAGGCGGTCGAGAAGATCGCTGTGGCGCTGCTGAGACCCTACGCCGAAGACGCGGTAGCAGCGGAACGGGAAGAGCGCGAAGACGACGTGGATGCAGATCTATGAGCCCGCACATCCTGATCGATGAGGCGCTGGAGGCCCTGAAGCATCCCGCCAGCGAGCCCGGCGCCCAATCCGTCGTCGTGCGGATGATCACCAACATGCTCACCGGCGACGCGATCACCGTCGAAGAATTCAACCACTACTGCCAGCGCCTGCTGAAAATCACCAGGCACCGCAAGGAGGCTGCATGACCACCGCACCGGTTAAATCGCTGATCGACGAGCAGCTCGACGACATCGAGCGCCGCATCGCCATCCTGGGCTCCGGCCGGCCCTTCAACGAGCTCATCGGCCGCAAGCGTGAAGACCTGGTGCGGGATCTGCCTCAGCGCCTGGCGCCAACCATGAGGGTGGGCGGATTGCGGTGAGGGTTCGGCCTTGACTCCCCACCAGCGCACCAGGCGCATGCTTATCTGGCGCGGCTCTTTCTCTGCCCTCTCCCTCTTCACCTTCCTGATGTTGCTCAGCGCCCTCGCTGATCGAATCACTCAATAACCAAACACCTCACAGCGCCCCGCAAGGATGGCGCGGGAGATAGTCATGCTCGCAGCAATTGCAGATCGCATCCGTTCCAAGTCCTACGAACTTCCCCTGTCCCGCGATTATGTCCGCCACTGGGGCCTGAAAGAAGCCATACGGGAGCTGGTACAGAACGCCCTGGACAGCGAGTCGCCGTTTGAATACGCCTTCGCCGAAGGCCAACTGTTCATCACCAGCCGCTTTGCAAGACTGGAGGCCAGCACGCTGGTGCTGGGCAGCACCTCCAAGGCTGACCGCTCCGACGCAATCGGCAGCTTCGGCGAGGGCTACAAAATCGCCCTGCTGGTGCTGACCCGGAATGGCTACGACGTGAAGGTGCTGAACGGCAACAGACAATGGGTACCAGAGTTCCGGCACAGCGACCAGTTCGACGCCGAAGTGTTATGCATCAACGAGACCCCGGCGCACCGGCAGAATCAGGGTGTTGAATTCGTCGTCTCCGGCCTCTCCGATGATGACGAAGCGGAAATCCGCAGCATGTGCCTGCGCATGCAGCCACCAATGAGCGACGTGATCGGCGCCAAGTACGGCCACATCCTGCCCTCCCGGCCCGGCAAGCTGTACGTCGGCACCCTCTTCGTATGCGACACCGATCTGACCTACGGCTACGACATCCTCCCCGAGCATCTGCAGCTTGAGCGAGACCGCCAAACGGTTAGCGGATGGGATTTGAAACAGGTGTCGAAAAACGCATGGATCGACACGGGCCGCCTGGATGAAGTGGCAGAGAAGATCGAGGCAGGGATTCCCGATGTTGAATATGTCGAGTACGGCAGCACCGAGCTTGTGAGAGAGGCCTGCTACAGGTTGTTCCAGCAGAAGCACCCCGGTGCAATTGCCGTTCAATCCCAGGAAGAACTGAACAACCTGGTCAAGCAGGGAATGACCAACACCGTAGTGGTGAGCCGGACCTTCCACTCTCAGGTTTCAAACTCGACTTCGTACAAGCAGCAGGTCTCCCACGTCGTTGCCATCCAGACGCCCAAAGCCGCCCTGGAAGAATGGTATCGCGACAACAAAAAATACATGAGCAGGCTGCCGGCGGCTTCCTTCAAGGAGCTGGCCAAGCGTGCTGACGGCTGGAGGAACAAGTGATGTCCGAGAACACCAGGATATGGAATCAGGTCGAAACTACCGACCCCGAGGTCACCAAAAAATTTACGGGCGCAGGCGGTTTCAAGGGGACCGCCATCAGGCCCACTTACCTGATGCATCGGGCCACAGAGCTGTTTGGCCCGTGCGGTGAAGGCTGGGGCTGGACAGTGCTTGAGGATCGCTTTGACGAAGGCGCGCCCCTCCAGGCGCCAACGAAAGAGTGGCCTGGAGCACCAATGATCTGCGCGAAGGTGCATACCGTAAAGGTAGAGCTTTGGTACACGGGCAAGGCCGGGCAGAAATGCACAATCCAGCAGTACGGCCACACACCATTCGTATACCTGCAGCAGGGGAAAATCCTTACTGACTGGGATACGGCGAAAAAGTCCCTCACCGATGGCATCGGTAAGTGCCTGCAAGCCTTGGGCTTCGCGGCTGACATTTACCTGGGCATGTTCGACGACCCCACCTACGTCGACACCATCACCGAAGAATTCAAGATTGAGAAGGCTGAAGACAAAGACGCCGAAATTCTGCGCCAAAAACAGGAGCGCATTGACTGGCTCGCCTCGGCTGTCGAGACCATCGGCAAGGCGGTAACCGCCTACGAGCTGAAAACACTGAACGTGAAATACATTCGTGAGGCAACACGCCGCAACGAGCCGGCTTTCATCGCGCGGATCACCCGGGCGTTCGAAGAGCGTAAAGCCACCCTGGAAAAATTGACTGAGGACGCAGCATGACTCAACTCTACGCACTGACCGGCAAGCTGGCTGAGCTCCAGGCCATGGCCGACACCGATGATGAGGGGCTGAAAGAGGCTCTTCAGCACGCCATGGACGAAGTGCAAGGTGACTTCAACGACAAGGCCGACAATATCGTTATGTTGCGCCGAAACATTGAAAGCGACGTGACGGCTATCGACAACGAAATCGAGCGCCTGGCTGAACTCAAGCGGATCAAGTCCAACAGCGTGTCGCAGATAAGCGACTACCTGCGCCGCAACATGGAAGCCGCCAACATCAAGTCGATCAAGCGTCCGCTCTTCACCATCACACTGGCCATGGGCAGCGAACGGGTGATCGTGGACAACGAAGATGCAGTGCCGGACGAACTGACCACTGTGAAGTCGAGCATTGCTCCGGACAAAAAGGCCATTGCCGCCAAGCTCAAGGAGATCCGCGATCACAACGAAGCGGTGCGCAAGCGCATCGCAGCCGGTGAAGACGCTGAACACGAACTTCTACCCGAACCTACCTGGGCTCACTTGGAGCGCGGCGACAGTTCGATCCGAATCAAGTGAGGTCGCCATGTACGTCAGCAACCACCTCAGCCTGGTCGAGGAACAGCGACAGCACGTTGATTCAATCGCGGAACGTACAGCGCAGTTCCTGTCCACCGGCGGAACCGTAGCGCAGTTACCAAGCCCGCCACGCAAACCGCTACCACCGCCCCGCTCCACCAAGATCGACCCCGAGACCATCCTCAAGCGCCGCAAGCCGCCCATCACCCGGGCCGAGCGTGAAGCGCTGCGCAAACTCGCGGAGGCTTTATGAGCAAGCGCAAGCCGCATAACCTGCAGGCGCGCATCGCGCGATCGTGCCGCTCGCGTCTGGCATCCAACCACGTCGCCGTGGTCAACATTGACCCCAGCGGCCGCCAGGGGATGATCAACTACAAGTCGCTGAAGAACATCGCGCCGGGGAAGATCGGCCAGGCCGTCTGCGGTATCCCCCACCGCTGGACCATCTACCTGAGCGCGCTTTGCATCGACGCCCGCGGTGACCGCTACAGCAAGTCAGTGGAGGTGGCGCCCGATGGCGTTTACCTCTCCGACCACCTGGAAGACGTGATTGAGCATTGCTACAAGAAGCTGCGCGACGAGGCCAATCAAAGCCAGATGGTGGCGTCGGGATGGATCGCCATTCCCGAAGCGATGTCGCTGGACGAGGCGCACGCCGCGCGCATCTTCGAAGCCGTCGGCGCCTGGCACCAGGTGAAGGTCGATTCATGCGCCGCGTAGCCCGCACCCAGCAACGCAAACGACAAACCTGGCTAGCACTGCCGGCCAGCGGAATAGAAGAGGTAGGCCATGGCCAAGACTGTGCAGGAACGATCGGCCAAGGCTGCGCAGAAACGCCTGGCGGTCGCCGAGAAGGAATTGCGACACAAGGTGAGGCCGGGTATCGAGCAGGCTATGGACCGGATCTGCGCCAGAGGCAAAACGCCGATCATCAGCGAGGTTCTGCAGATCGCCATCATGAAAATGGACTTGATGAGCGACGAAGAACTTTCTGCCTTCCTGAGTTATCCGCGCCACGAAATCGTGATTAGCGAAAACGTGGCGCAGTATCTATATAGTAAAGGACAACGTCTATCAGCGCGAATTGACTTAGATGAACTCTAGTAATCGACGATTGAGACCCAAAACCTAAAGATCATTTTCAGTTATAACTTTATCATCAGCGGCAGCGCGATCGCGCCGACTTTTGATAAAATTCTCGATAATCCTCTTAGCGTCGCCTCCTCTAATGTTACTTGACACCAAGAACTCGAAGACGTCGCCTTTAGTAGCGCCGTCATTCAGCATGCTAACTGCTCTAGACGTCACATGTGATAGTTGAGAAAGCTCGTTTGGGCTGTATCGTCTTTCATCTGAAGTATTCTCTAGGGCACCGATCCTGCGATTCAGCAATCGTGTAGTCTCAAGTATCTCCATCATCACATCATTCTGAGGTCGCTTCTTAACCTCAACCGCAGGATTGAGAGATACCGCCTCAGCAAAATCATGTTCAAAGCTGGGCCAGTACACCTCGAATGCACGCTGAAGGACAATTTCATCTAAGCTTCTTTCAAGCATGCATGAATTCAAAGTCTTAACCAGCTCCCACATTCCTAATTTATCTGGTTTTGTGTGGTTAAACTGGGCTAATGGATCAGTTAGATCGCCCGGTTCCAGATCAACTAAAAATGTACATACTCTGTTCCCTGTGAGTCCCTTTGCTAGCGCTCCCGTCTCAAATAATATCCATGGCTTATCTTTGTTTTCCTGAGTAAGGCATACAATTCCAACGGATACATCCCTAAGCTTTTCGTTAATTTCGGAAAACCACAATGCTCCACGGTCTATATGTTTCGTGGAAATCCATGGATCCGAGGCTTGTAGTACGCACTTTATCCATACGCTCATAAGATCTGCGACTGCTCGACTTCGATTTCCGGACCAACTGATAAAAACCTTCACGCGCCTGCTCCTTCCGGCCTCATGCCAAGCCGTGTAATACCAAAATCGCAACCAAAACGCCATCACCTGCTCGCTGCATCCGGCCACCGGAGGGCGGCGCTTCCCCGAGGAAAATGAAATGCCTGTACGCCATAGCGTCATCCACAAGATCGACAAGAAGCCTGACGGTAGCCCTGCCGTTCTGTTCCTGGGCGCATCGGAGCAGGTCGAAAGCCAGGCCCGCGACGACCTGATGAGCCAGCTCAACGAAAGCTACAACGCCACCGCAGGCAAGGGCTGGGGTTTCTTCCATCAAGAGTCAGGTGCATTCCCATTCAGCGGTTGGCTGGGCAAGTATCTCGCCGGTGTCACTAACTTCATGGCGTTCAGCACCACAGCCGTCGAGCACCTGACCAGGCTCATGGAAGAGTCGAACCTCACCACGGGTGGGCACGCCCTCTTCTGCCACTATCAGCAAGGCATGACCGATTACCTGGTTATCGCCCTGGTGCAGGAAACCGAAGCGGTGACCATGACCGAAGAGCTGGCCCTGATGACCGTGAAGCGCCTGGACCTGGATCACATCCGACTGGCCGCGCGCATCAACATCAGCGAGTGGCAGACCAACCGCCAGTCGAAACAATACATCTCGTACCTGAAGGGCAAGCAGGGGCGTCGGCTGAACGACTACTTCCGCGACTTCATCGGTTGCCAGGAAGGGATCGACGGCCCAGGCGAAACCCGGACCTTGCTCAAGGCATTCAGCGACTTTGTTGAAAGCGAGGATCTCCCAGAAGAATCGGCGCGCGAGAAGACGCACACCCTGGTCAACTACTCGATGGCCCAGGCCAAGCTGGGCGAGCCGATCACCCTTGGCGAACTGTCGGAGTTGATCGACGAAGACTGCCCGAAGAGCTTCTATGACTTCATCAAGGCGAAGGACTACGGGCTTTCCGAGACGCTGCCGCCGGACAAGAAGACCCTCAACAAATTCCGGCGCTTCACCGGGCGGGCCGAGGGCATGTCGATCAGCTTCGAAGCGCACCTGCTGGGCGACAAGATAAAGTTTGACGAAGCCAGCGGCACGCTGACGCTGCGCGGGCTGCCCACTCAATTGACCGAGCAGCTCAAGCGCGCATAGAGCGAAGCCCCCCAAGGGCCTCTCAGGGAGAGGTTAATTAGTATCCCCGTTTGACCTCTCTTTGGAATCCGCCGCCCGGCCCGGATGGATAGAGACTGAAAGATGCGATGTTCGCATTCAGAAAATCTTTTATAGCCTCCACCTCTTCCATCGAAGAACCGGGTGTCACCTCAAAGACTGCGGGGTGATTTGGCATACCTTCAATCAAAGCATCTACCCACATCTGAATGTTTGGTGTTCCACCTTCCTGCTCACCGACAGTAAATGTGACGCCTGTTGAATTGATCATCTTCTGCTCCTTGATCCGGCTCCATGCCGGTCACCCGTAATACCCCATATCAACGAATCACGCCAGCCGCCAGCGCCCTATCGCCTTCCGTTCGTATCGGGAATAAAGCTACCCAAGAAAAAGACAGTTGCAGGCCCTATGAGCCAAGCGGTGGTCGTTCCTGGACTGAAAAATGGCACGGCAATAGCAATTGCAAACAGCCCTATGCCTGCCCATAACCGCTTACGCGGCGTGAACCACTCGCGGAACGCTTCAAGCTTTTTACCGGCCATTACCACCTCCTTGTTTGATAAGCAGCAAAGCATATCACCCACTTCAACGAATCACGCCAGCCGGCGAGGATCCCCTATGCCTACTCACAACATCGTCAGCATGAGCGGCGGTAAAGACAGCACCGCTACGCTGCTGGTCGCCCGCGAGCTGGAGGTGCCGAACCTCAGCGCTGTAGTGGCTGACACCGGGCATGAGCATCCAGAGACGTACGACTACCTCCACTACCTGGCCGAAGCCACTGGCGTTCCCATCCGCTTGGTGAAGGCTGACTTTTCCAGGCAGATCGCCGGCAAGCGCAAATTCATCGAAACGAAATGGCGCGAAAAGGGTGTTGCGGAATCCGTGGTGCTGGGCGCTCTGGAAGTCCTGCACCCAACTGGAAACCCGTTCCTGGATCTGTGCCTCTGGAAAGGCCGATTCCCCAGCACCAAGGCGCGCTTCTGCACCGATGAACTCAAGCGCAATCCAATCATCGAGCAGGTATACCTGCCGCTCATGGACGGCGAGAACATGCTGCTGTCCTGGCAAGGCGTTCGGGCTGATGAGTCGCCGGCCCGCAAGTACCTACCAGAGTGCGATGAGGTTGGAGGCGGCCTGTTCAACTACCGACCAATTTTGAAATGGACGGTTGATTCGGTATTCGAGGCTCACCGGGCCGCCGGCATCAAGCCGAACCCGCTGTACTTGCAAGGCTGCAATCGCGTTGGCTGCATGCCCTGCATTATGTGCGCGAAAGACGAGCTCCGGCAGATCGCGGCCAGATGGCCAGAGGAAGTAGACCGGGTGCGCGAATGGGAGCGGCTGGTGAGCATCGCCAGCAAGCGCGGGGCCGCCACGTTCTTCGCCACCGTCACAGACCCCACCGTCAGATCGGATGACAAGGTGAGCGCCGTAACGCACGGCATTGACCGAATCGTCGACTGGAGCAACACCGCGCGCGGCGGCCGCCAGTTCGACATGGTCGACCTCATCGCACGCACCGACAGCCAGAACAGCTGCTATTCAGCCTACGGGCTTTGCGAATAACTCGAAGGCAAACTCATTGGAGCTGAGATTACGTAGGTGCACAAAAACAGAGTAAAGCTTGAGCGAACCAACAAATCAGTATTTTTTGATCAGGGCCTCCACTGCTTCCTGCGCAATCTGAACGTCCATAAGACAACTCTTGCAACGCTCATAGTGGTGACCGTTTTCGAGCAAAATGCTGATATCTCCAGGTGATGAGGTGCAGAGGAAATCGTCGATCTCAACGGCACACTCTTGAGCAAGCCTGAGATCCGCAAGCATGTGATGCTCAACGCCCACAAGTGAGCCGGCAGAAATATCATTTAGCGCCTTACCAACGATTTTAATTCTTCTGCTGTTTGCACTTACGCTCCACTGACGGTGTGAATTCTCCTTCACCAAAGCCTCAGACAAGCCTTTGATCAACTGCTCAAGAGTAAAAGCAGCATAGCCAAGCGTTCTCAGCATGTTTTTCCGTTCACGACCTTCCCGTCTACGTTCATGCGCAACTGGAAAGTACCCCGCGGCCGCGATAGCAATTACTGAAAAAATCGCCTGAATCCATGACGCCAGACCTGGATGACTTTCGATCCAGCAAGAAACGACTTCCCAACTCATAACCCACTCCCCTGTAGATCCCGGAACTATACCGGCGAGGATCCCCTATGTCCGCACAACAGAAGAAACACCCCTTCGATTTCAAAACCCAATACGGACTCGGCTTCAACCCTCAGGACGATGAGATCGTTGTCGACTTCTTCTGTGGCGGCGGCGGCGCTGGCACCGGGCTGGAAATGGGCCTGGGCCGCACGGTGAACGTGGCGAAGAACCACAGCCCTCAGGCGATCAGCATGCACACCGTGAATCATCCGGGCGCCCGGCACTTCACCACCGACGTGTTCGAGGGTGATCCGGACACCGAGTGCGGCGGCAAGGCCGTGGGCTGGTTCCACATGTCCCCGGACTGCACCCACCACAGTCAGGCGGCCGGCGGCCAACCGCGCAAGCGTGAGATCCGCAACCTGTCGTGGATCGGGCTCAAGTGGGCAGGCATGAAGCGTCCCCGGGTGATCAGCCTCGAGAACGTGAAGCAGATTCTGCAGTGGGGCCGACTGATCGCCAAGCGCGACGAGGCAACCGGCCGCGTGGTGAAACTCCGCGGCGAAGTTGCTGCACCTGGTGAGGTTGTGCCGGTGGGCCAGCAGTTCCTGATTCCTGACCCAAAGCAGCGCGGCCGGACATGGCGCCGCTTCGTGGCCCTGTTGGAAGGAATGGGGTACGTCGTTGAATGGAAAGTGATCCGGGCTTGCGACTTCGGCGCGCCGACCAGTCGGGAACGCCTGTTCATGATCGCACGGTGCGACGGGCAGCCAATCGTGTGGCCCGAGCCAACCCACGCCAAGAACCCCACCAAGGGCCAGCAGAAGTGGAAGACCGCCGCCGACTGCATCGACTTCACTGATCTGGGTAAAAGCATATTCGGCCGCAAGAAAGACCTGGCCCCGGCCACCCTGCGCCGCGTTGCCAAGGGCATGAAGAAGTTCGTCATCGACAGCGCGTCACCGTTCATTGTGCCGATTGCCAACTGGTCCGGCGAGGCAGTGCAGTCAGCCGATGAACCGCTGCGCACAATCACCTCCTACCCAAAGGGCGGTGCCTTCTCGGTGGTCAGCCCAATCATCGCACCGGCAACGCACCAGGGCAGCGACAGAATAAATGACCCGCTCGACCCGCTGCCGACAGTGACCTGCGCGAATCGCGGCGAGCTGACGCTGATCAGCCCGTTGATGGTTGGGGCCGGTGGCCCGGAGTACTCAGGAAAGCCGGTGGGCATGGACCAGCCGGTGGGCACGCTGATGACCCAGAACCACCGCGCGATCGCTGCGGCACACCTGGTGAAGTTCCGCTTCAATGACGCGGGCAAGGCGCTGGATGAGCCATTGCCAACCATCACCAGCGGCGGCAAATATCAGCGCCCGGCCGGGGCCACACATGCCATGGGCATCTCCACGGTGTTCATGGCCCAGATGAACGGCGGCTTCAACACCACCGCCGCCAAGAGCATCGAAGACCCGATGACCACCGTAACGAACACCGGTAGCCAGCAGCAGCTGGTGGCGGCGAACCTGGTGCACCTGCGCGGCAACTGCGATGCACGGGACGTTAACGACCCGCTGCACACCGTCAGCGCCGGCGGCCAGCACCACGGGTTGGTCAGCGCATTCATGGAGCGGGCATTTGGCGGTAGTGTTGGTCAGGGCCTGGACGATCCGGCACCGACCATCACCGCCGGTGGCGGCGGCAAGAGTTCCTTGGTGTCGCTCACCCTGTCACCGGAACACGAAGCCGGTGCCCTGCGGGTCGCGGCGTTCCTGATCAGCTACTACGGCACCGAGAACATCAGCGCTTGCGATGCGCCCGCGCCGACAATCACCACCAAGGATCGCCTGGCCATGGTCACAGTGATGGTGAAGGGCACGCCCTATGTGATCGTCGACATCTGCCTGCGGATGCTGAAACCGGCCGAGCTGTATAAGGCCCAGGGCTTCCCCGCCGACTACATCATCAGCCACGGCGCCGATGGCAAGCCATTCACCAAGACCCAGCAAGTGCACATGTGCGGCAATAGCGTCAGCCCGCCGCCAATGGCTGCGCTGGCACGTGCCAACGATCCATGGCGCACGGAACAACGCCAAGCCCGAGCGGCATAACTCACCCCAGCGGAATGGCCGAGACCCACTCGGCCAACCAGTTGAGGCCGCGAAAAATGAGTTCGATCAGGACTTGGTACATCAGGTCAGCGACCAGCTGTTTCATGTGGAACCCCAGTTTTTGGCAAGTAGGGGCCCATCGTGCGGCATGCGTTCAAGACCGTAGTGTGATCTCGCTTTTTTCTGAATTCACCACTCCACCGCCCGGGCATGGCCCGGCAAGGACTCCCCATGCCTACAGAAAACAAACTCGCCCTGAAGCAGAAACGCACCGAACAGGTGAACCAGGTGATCCGAATCATCGGTGCTCACGGCCGCCGGTTCTTCTTCAACCAGGTCGCCGATCGTTACGCCAGCATGGAAGTGGATCACCGCGGCAAAGTCTGGTTCATCGATGACTACAGCGCCCGGCGGATCTTCACGCACAAAACAAACTGGGGTGGCCGGTGGCGCGGGTTCAGCCATGGGGGCACGCTACGCTCGCTCGTTGAGGCGTTCCGGGATTACATCCGCACCGGGGAGCCAATGCACCCTGGTTACCTTGGGCCTGAGCAGTTCGGCGACAGCAACATCTGGGGTTACGACGCCGAAGGCATGAAGTCAGTGCGCGAGCAGGCCGACGCCCTTCCGGTGTTTCGCCAGCCAGTCGCGGAGGTCGCATGAAACGCATCTACCTCAGCGGCCCCATGACCGGCCTGCCTGACCTCAACTTCCCGGCGTTTGCCGCGATGACCGACACCCTGCGCGCCGGCGGCCACACCGTAACCAACCCCGCCGAGCTCAACCCGGACGGCGGCTCCTGGAATGACTGCATGCGCCGCGACATTGTCGCCCTGATGGAATGCTCCCACCCTGCCCGGCTGGGAGCATTCAAAGGGTGCACGCCTGGAAGTCCTGATCGCCGAACGCCTCGGCATGACGGTTGTGAATGCCCATGATCTGGTAACGAGGGAGGCTGTATGACCACCAACCAAACGATTCCCGGCGGCCCGGGCGAGCAAATGGCATGCATGCCGGTTGAACGCAGCTACGACGTCCGGGCGAAGATGATCATAGCCTTCAACGAGGCCAAGAAGGCAGGCGGTGATTTGGATGACGCGCTCGACGCCGCATACAAGTCAGCCCTCCGCTATTCGCCTAACCCACTGAGCGCCGAGCAACTCGCGCCGGCATCGGTTGCTATGCCTGTCGATCCTGAGCGCGAGCGCCTGATGGAAATCGTTCAGCAATACCCAAACGTCGATCCGCTCAAATACGACGCCGCAGTTCGAACACTCCGCAAGTAACCCCTCCCCCTTCAAAGTCAGCCGCTATAGCGGCAAGGACGAAGTCATGCCTTTTTTTGCCATCGCCTACATGGCCTGGCTCATCTACAAAGGGGCGCGGTGATGATGGTGGATACCAAAAGCTAAGCGATCATCAACCAAAATACGAAGGCGCCAGAAACGTGGCTTCCGAAGCACTTTTTTAGCTCTCTTTTAGAATCATTCTATGTAGCCTACCCAATGGACCTTTTCGATCATTAATAGCGTCCGCGAGCTTTTTAAGGGCCGCTCTGCGCTTGCCGAAAACCTCCTCAAGCAGATATTCCATCATCTCTAACGCATGCAGCGCATCGTCAGGCTCAATCTCGTTTCCAGGGTGACTGCCATGATTTCCTAACCAGCGCAAAGCGCTAAATAGCTCTTTCACAGATTTTTGTTCTTCTGAGAGTTGCTGGATTCTTTTTCCAAAGGAAACATATGAATCTCCATCTTTCTCAGGAATACCCAAGTGATTCAAGACTTGTTCAGCCGCAATTCTGATGTTATTGCAGCATGAGGCCGGACTTGCGAAATACAAACTTGAAGCAACTGCCAAAGGAGAAACTACCTCCGCAGGTGCATTTGCGGGATAATCAATTAGTTGAAGTGCTGGATGAAAAAAGGTAGGGGTGTAGTATTCGACGTAGTCGCGATGCCACTCGCCATCGTCATCGACTCCAACCTCTTCTTCTACGACCCCATTGCCTACAACAAACACAAGCTCACGACATGTTGTGCACTTTAAAGTGATATTGAACACCAGCCGAATCATCTCTGGCTCCCACCAGTCTTCATTGTGTTCGGTACTTGAGACTTCTGTTTCTTCAGAGTTGAACTTCCCTTCAAGGCGAAGTAACCCTGCATAGCAGCGCGGACATTTGTAATCAAATACTTTTTCTTGAGTGAAAGCGCCCTTCAGAATTTCCTTGTTCATCCTTTTCTCCATGCAGTACTGACGATCAAGATCCAATCTTAATCTCGAGACATACTTATGCCCATAGAAAACCGTAAGCTCGGAATAAATACTTACCGACACGCCTTCGCAGCCGTCTGCCCGTCGGACGGCGAATTGATCATCTATCAGCTGGAAATCCGGTCGCCAGCGATGATCCGCGTCGAGCATATCAAGGCCGCAACAGCGATCATCAAAAAAGGCTGGCATGAACAGATTGCCGACCGCCTGGCCGAGGATATCGGCGGCGATCAAACGATCATCGCCACGCACCAGGGCGTCGAAATCGAAACAGTGAGGCTCAGCGGATGATCCATTACCACGGCACGCCTGTCGGCGGTAAGCGCGAGGACGCCGCTAAGTTCCTGGCCGGCCGGCACGCGCTGGTGCCGTTCCCACGCAAGGACGACATGGGCATCGTGGCGGATGTCTGCCAGTCGTTCGTATTCGACAACGGCGCGTTTTCGGTTTGGAAGAAAGGCGGCAAGCTGGATGTTGATGGCTACACCGCCTGGGTTGAGCAATGGCACCGGCACCCAGGCTTCGACTGGGCACTCATCCCGGATGTAATTAACGGCGACGAGGCGGCCAACGATGCGCTTCTGGAAGCCTGGCCCAGAGAGTTACGCGGTGTGCCGGTCTGGCACCTGCACGAGTCGTTGGAGAGGCTGCAGCGCCTCGCCGTCGGTTGGCCGACGGTGGCCATCGGCAGTTCGGGTCAATGGGAACACCCGGGGACAGCGGCCTGGTGGAAGCGGATGGGGTCAGCTATGGATGCAATCTGCGACGACCAAGGCCGACCAGCATGTCGCCTCCACGGCCTCAGGATGCTCGACCCCGCGATATTCCAAAATCTGCCGTTCGCATCAGCCGACAGCACGAACGCCGCGGTGAACGGTGGAAGCATCAGCCGGTTCGGCATGTACGCCCCACCAACTGCCGGCCAGCGCGCCAACGTCATCGCCGACCGCATTGAGTCGCACAACAGTTCCCCGATCTGGCAGAGAGAAACCCAGGCCGAAATGGCGCTGTAACCCCAATCCCCCTACATGCCTGCCGGTGAGCGGCGGGCGAGGTATTCGTGCATGACTGAAAACAAATTCCCCTACGAGGCATGGGTGCTAACCGCCGGGTTTGCGCCGAAAAAGGTCGAGATCGTGGGTATCTACAGCTCGGACGGCTGGATGCGTGCCCAAAGCCGGAAGACCTACCACCAGGTGGATCTGTTTACCTCCAAGGAGAAAGCCATTGAGGCCGGATGGCGCCGACTGGATGAGCAGTGGAGCGCCCTCCAGAAGCGCGCCGACGCCATCGTAAAGAAAAAGGCGATGCTAACCAAGCACACCGCCAAACCCTAACCCACCTTCTGCCGCCCAGCGCGGCGCGGAGAGAACAATGTCAGCAGCCGAACAGCTCAACGACGGCATCACGGGCGACAAGGTCCCCGAGGCGAAAATGGCCGAAATCCTCGGCACCACCCTCGCCGCCTTACGCTCCAAGCGAGCCCGAAACCAAATCCCACTCGGCGTGTGGAACAAGCAAGGCAGCCGGGTCATGTACAGCATCAGGAGATACTACGAATGGCTCGAAAGCCAATGGGTCTGCCCGCAGGAATGGACCTCCACCACGGATCGATCCGCATCCGCTTTATGTGGAACGGCAGCCGGCGGAGTGAAACGCTCCCCTATCCC